ACGCAGTTTATCTTCAGCGGTCTTTTGACCTGTGACGTCTGCGGTCGCTCTATCGCAGGATATACGACAGGCCGTCGCCGGAAGGATGGATCCATTACCCGGAAGCCGCGGTACAGATGCACAGCGTGGAACATGAACCACAGCTGCACGAATAACAAGTCGTGGATGGAAGAAGTCCTTGAAGATCGCGTCCTGGCTCTTGTCCGCCCGTCCCTCTCCGCATACATCGCGGACTATGATGTGGAAGACGGCGGCAGTCGCGGCAGGAATCCGGCAGCTGATGCCGCCCGGATCCGGACGAAGCTGAAGAAGCTGTACGACCTGTTCATGGACGATCTGATCGACCGCGATCTGTACAAATCCGAATACGATCAGCTGAACGCCCAGCTTCAGGAAGCGCTGACCGCTGCCGATCATCCCCGGAAGGACGTCAGCGAACTGAAGAAATTCCTGTCGCAGCCATGGGAAGATGTGTACAGTGACTTTTCCGTGCAAGAAAAAAATGCGTTCTGGAAGTCCTTCGTGGACACCATACGCATTCGTGAAGACGGCAGCATCGCCGACATTATTTTTTTATGATAATGATGCACCTAATTCAGCGTTGCCCGAAGGTGACGCCGAATTAGGTACATCTTTTTTCTTATTCCGGGATGAACTCCACGTCGCCCGGCCTGCCGCTGACGAAGTATCCGTCCGCTGTCTGGTACAGGACGCCGTCCGGCGTGGTGAACTTCTTCACAGCCTTCTTCACATCGAAGGCCGTCACGCCGCAGATCGCGCTGTCATCGAAGGAAGGTTCGCGGCGCAGACGCAGCTTCCCGTCGAAGACGCGGCGGATCGTTCCCTTCACGTCCTCTTCCTTCACTTCGGCCTGCTCCTGCTGCTGGTCGCCCTCCTGCTCCTGCACGGCTTCGTCTGCCGCTGCCGCCTGCTCCTCCTGCTGCTGATCCTCTTCCGGATCCGCGACAGGTTCCGGATAGATCTGTGCAGCATCTTCATCATACACGTTCAGGCCGTTCTTGTCTGCTGCCTTCTTCGCGCCTTCCAGCGTCTTGTACTCCTTCGCGCTCTCGAAGTCTTTTCCTGCATAATACATTCGATCATCTCCTTCCCGTTCTTCCTGATCACACCTTCTTCAGGTATGCGGAAGAACTGAATCCTGTATATGTCACGCCATTCAGTTCGAACTGAATGTACAGCCACTTCACGCCGTTCGCCGTGCTGTAGTATCCATAGCAGTGAACCTTCGTTCCTGCGGGCATACAGCACAGTGCCTTCTTGTTTGTTCCGGCATCGTTTCGGCAGTACAGATCCGCCGTCGCCGTATATGCCCCGGACAGTCTGGCGTCCTTCCCGCGCGCGTAGCACGTGGATGTGACTTCCTTCTTTCCGGATGTCGGTGCTGCCTGTTCCTGCTTCTTCGCGGTCGTTCCGTTCAGGATCTCGTTCACCCTCTTCTGCACTGCTGCCGGATCGTAGCCCTTCGCCTTCAGGTTCGCCACTCTGTCGGATCCGTTGCCCCACAGTCCAGTGATGACTTCGCGGGCGATCGTGTCGACGCTCTTTCCGGCCTTGCGCTGATCGCTTTCCGCCTTCACTGTATTGTCTGTATAGTGCGGCGTGATGAATCCGCGGATGAATCTTCCGTTGATGTCGATCGTGCGCTTCTTCACGCTGTTGGAATAGTTTCCTTCAGTGACGACGAAGTACCCGGCGGATCTGTTCGCATAGGTCACGGTTCCGATGTGATCCGGCGCGGCCTTGTTGTCGCCAGATCCGGAATCAGACCAGTCATACAGCACAGCGTCGCCGATGTTCGGAACGTAGTCGTCCGCTTCCTGCCAGCATCCCATCTTCTTCGCTTCTTCGATGATGTAATAGCAGCTGATTTCGACGGGCATCACTGCCGTGTATCCCAGCTTCTTCGCGATCGCCGACCATGTAGCCGCGCACCACGGCCACGAATACAGCATCTTCGTCCCGCGCGGGAACGGTTCTTTGCTATTGTAAATGTCGATGATCGCCTTGAAGGATCCGTCCGATTCCTTCAGGCCGACCCATGCTTCCGCCTGATCGGCGACTTTCTGTCTTGAATATCCCACTTTGACATCTTCCTTTCCTGCGTTTTTGTCGTACTGTGTCAGGTTGTACTGCCTGACCAGCTTCATCAGATTGTCGACGTACGTGCTGGATGTCGCATAGCCGTCGGCCTTGATGTTTTCCAGGTACTGCTGCGGATCCGTGACGCCGCGCAGATTCCTGTATCTGTCCAGCTGAATGAATTCGAAGTATCCGCGCACGCCCTCTTCCATGCTGTCATACACGCGGAAGTTGTCGCGGATCTGCGTGTGCACGCCCGGCGTGTACTCTTCGCTGGTCTTCATGTTTACCGACTTCCCTGTCCACCTTGTTCCGCACTTCAGTCCGAAATAGTTATGATACAGGGAAGCAAGTTTCGATTCGCCCCATCCGGATTCAAGGATCGCCTGCGCGATGATCGGTGAATGTACCATGATCCCGTACACGTAGGCGTACTTCTCGACATATCCCGCGATCCGCTCGATGAACTCTGTCTTCTTCATGCCTGCTTCCCTCCTTCCTTAGTTCGGTTCGTCGTAAAGCATCGCCCGGTCAGAATCTGACACGCCCTTCGTTGTGGGATCCACGGTCACGCCCAGGATGACCAGCACAGCGAAGACTGCTTCGACGATCTGGATCAGCTGCGTGCCGACTGCTTCCGTCTCGATCTGGAAGCCGAACAGCGCCGCGATCGCCTTGATCAGCGTCAGAACGGCAGGGATGATCGCCAGCCAGAACACTTTATTCTTGATTCTCACTTTCCAGTTGATCATGTTGTTTTCTCCTTCCTGGCATACGGAAGGACGCCTTCGCGCCCTTCCGCGCTCGATTCTTTGTTTAGTGTGTTTCGTGTGTCACCGCATCCGGCGACAGCTGAAGAAGTGCTTCCATCCTGTCCACACGTTTGTGCAGGGATTTCAGGCTTTCTTCGTTCCTGATAGTCCGTTCGTTCATCTTCTCCATTTCAAGTTTCTGCGACTTGATGTCCTGCTTCACTTCCAGCAGTGTGTTCTGAACGACTTCCAGTTTCATCATGACGGCGGATTCCTGCTTTCCTGCTTCCTCCGCATCCTTGCGATCCGTTTTCCCGTTCGCGCGGATTCCGCTGTAGATCGAAAATGCAAGCGCCAGAACAGAAAGTAGAACCGTAGCCCACTGTGGTGTCATTCCGTCATAACCTCCTTAGTTTGTATTCTATTCTGTCCAGCTGCCTGTCCGCGTCCTCCCGCGCTGCGCGCAGTTCTTCCCGGACAGCTTCTTCCATTTTCGTCCGCTCTATCATTTCAGCTTGTTTCCGGATGATCTGCGCCATCGTCTCCGTGACTGTGCACATCATGTCGACGACTTCCAGCAGGCCGCCGGATCCACCTTCCCACGGTGGCGCGTCCCTCGATTCGTTCATGCGTCCCCGTCCTTTCTTCACTCTTCATCAATGATCAGTTCTTCCATTCCGCTTTCGATCAGGATTTCCTTGACCTGGTCTTTCAGCAGACGCGGAACCTGTGCATAGGTCTTCTTTCCCAGAATGATCTTCTGTGCCCACAGCATAGCCATCATCGTGTCGCCCTCCTTTCCGTAAAGTATTTGCAATAACGCCCGCCGGATGATCTCCCCGATCATTCGTACACCACTTCCGACATCTCCATGATGCACTCTTCCAGCATGGCGATCTGCTCTTTCTGTTCGCTGACGATCTTCGTCAGCTGCGCCCGTGTCATCGCTTCTTCTTCAGGCGCTGGCGGATCCGGATCCGGATGTACATCATCCACCCCGTACTGCCACCATGTCGCGAAGTCCTCTTCGATCTCCTGCGCCGTCGCGGCCTTGCCGTCCGGCATGAAGAACTGGACTTCGTCAAAACGGTACATCGTCCGATCCGGCTGATCCTCCTGTTTGTACGGCTGGATATTGTCCGCAAGACGGACGAAGATCTTCCCGCCCGGCAGATGTTCCAGCGTCACCTTCTGCGGCTTCTCTGCCGCGTCGCTCTTGTAATACATGCAGCCACTCCTTTCTTTTCTGCTGATCCAGCCGCTGATAGAATCCCTGAACCTGTTCAGCCATCTTGATCAGTTCTTCCACGTGGTACTTTTCCTTCAGCCCGTGCGAATCCGTCTGCTTCACGTAGCTGTTGTACGATATGATTTTCTGTGCACGATCCCGCCGCAGTGTTCCCGTTTTCTTCAGCTCTCTGTATCCTCTGATCAGCTGCCTTCGTGCCCTCCGGAAGACGCGCCTGCGGATCGTGATGTGCGTCCTGCTGATCCTGTATCCCGCCATGTCCAGCATCGGGACGCCACGCTGCGCTTTTCCCGGAAGGCTCCGTCGTCGCTTCTCTTCTTCGACCGTCAGGATCTTACTGATTCCGGATGTCGTCTTCAGTTCGATTCCCATTTCCTTCCGGAAGTATTTGTCCAGGCGCTTCGTCGCCCGCTTCAGTCCTTTGACGGATCCGGACATCAGCGCGAAGTCATCCATGAAGGTGACGACGCGGATCACATACGGGATCTTCTTCCCGCGCCGTGTGGTTCCCTGTGCGTACAGGTCGCGGATCGCGTAGGACATCGTGAAATTGAACAGCCAGGCGTCGATGTACCCGCCGATGATCAGATGCCCGTCCGGTGCGATCCGTCCCAGATATTCCAGCAGGACGATCGCGGCCTTCGCTTTCGGGATCTCCTTCTTCAGGATGTCCACGCAGACCTGATACTTCAGCGTCGCGTATGCGTGGACGACGTCCGTCTTCTGGATGTACCTGACGCCGACCGTCTCCTTCAGAAGGTATCTGTGCGCCTGATCCTTCAGCAGCGTCTGACCGCGTCCCGGAATGCTGGCGTGCTGCGTCGGCAGAAGCCGCGCGTTGATCAGCGGTTCGATCATCAGCTTTTCGACGTGTCCGATCAGCTGATGCAGGATTGACAGCAGTGCGATGTCCCGCGTCTTCCCTGTCATGCCGTCCGGACGCTGGCGGATCGTCGGCGGCTCCATGTCGTCCGGTTCGATCCCGTATTCGACCAGATCTTCCACGACGCCGTACAGCATCAGCCCGATCGAATGGATCGCTTCTTCCTTCACACGTCTGGATCCGGACAGATCGTCGATCAGGATTTCCGTCCTTCCGATTCCGGCGTACTTCTCGATGAATACCAGAATGTCGCGGCGCTTCCATTTGCTTTTGAAACATTCTTCGACTGCTTCTTCGCATAGCTTCAGGGACAGCTTCCTGTATCTCTTCGTGTGCATAATTCTTTATTTTGTGAAGCGGCGTTCGGTTGCGGTCTGACCTTAAAGCAGATCCGGCCTTGTTACTACTTGCCGCACGCGCAGCCCACAGCTGCGTGTTCCCCTTTCGAAGATTCCGGTTTTACTGATTTTTGCTTGCGCACGGATATGCAGGCGCACATCAGCAGACTTTCGCCTGCCTTCATGAAAATAAGTCGCGGACGGCTGTTCCAGTTCGCGTTACCGGGCGTGTTGTTGCCATTCTCGCACGCCAGCCCGGCATTCGCCCCGTTGTTCAAGTTCGCGAACCGCCACGGGCAGCGAACCCCGGCGGAGCCGGTACCGTTGAAGGCCGATCCCGCGCCTGCATACCCTGATTGTCTATAGTTACATCAGGGGACTTCCCCCTCTGGACGTCTTACGACGTCCATTCACCCCGCTTTTTACCCGCTCCACAAAGCCGCGGACGGCTGTTCCAGGCCGCGTAACCGGGCGCGCCGTAGCCAGACTCGCACGCCAGCCCGGCATTCGCCCCGTAGTTCAAGGACGCGAACCGCCACGGGCAGCGAACCCCGGCGGAGCCGGTACCGCCGAAGGCCGACTTGAAGTATGTCGTCGCGGATCCGCCGACCTCTTCCGGGAACAGGACGCCCTTCTTTGTCTTCATGAAGGACTTCACATAGTTCCATCCGGATTTCATTCCTTCGTACAGCAGGCCAGTGTCTTCGTAGTTCGATGTCACGGATCCCGCCAGATTCTGACTGTCGCGGCATTCGTAGATCGAATAATCCCAATCAGACACAGCGTTCGCCGTGACGGTATAAAGCGGATCCAGGCCGACCGCATATGCGCCGTCCAGGACTTCCACGCCAGCCACACGAAGCGGCGACGTTCCATTCGTCAGACCGTGCGGGCATCCGTCCTTCCTTCCCGGAAGAAGTTCCGTCGCGCCGGAATGCCACGGCATCGTCGAAATATATGTCGTCGCTGTCGTGGTGAATGCGCTTTCCGTCTCGATGCCGACCGCTGCCAGTTCGTCGCCGTCGATCGTGACGGTTTCGATGGAACTGATCTTGACCAGATCCAGAATGTTCCGCATGTGCGCCTGTCCTCTGTCCTTGTTCGTGGACGATCCCATGTCGCCGATCGACACGGTCGAACCGACGATCAGGTTCGCGGCCTGCGTCGTCGACAGGATCACGCGCTTCACATTTTCTTCTGCCTTCGCCACCTGGTACTGTCTGTCGTAGCTGATGCAGCCGTTCGCGATGTTGCTGTTTTCCAGATCGAAGTGCCGCAGCTGCCACATCCGCAGGATCCATCTTGTATCGCAGTCATTCCACAGTCCTTCGTAGATCGTCATCTTGCGCGCTGCTGTGATGCCTGCGGTCGCGCTGGCGAAGTTGTACGGCCTGATGCCTGCGCCGGATGTCAGCGCGCCGCTGCTGTTCAGTCCGCCGGGGAATGAAGGATGCCATGTCAGCGCCCGCTTCGTTCCGTCCGGTGCGACATCCCCGGCGTCCGGATAGAATCCCGCGCCTTTGGTCGTCCGGAAGCTGATGAAATTGAACGACCCGTCGTTCCATTCCTTGATCCACAGCGCCAGCGCGAACGTCCAGACGGGCGCGTCTTCGCCTGTGATGTCGAATCCGTCTTCGCCTTCGAAGTATGTGATGTTCATGGTTCCATCTTCCAGGGACATCGCATTCGCCCGGATGTACCATGTCATCGGATCTTCGTCCGCCCAATCCTCGACCGCTGCGTCGGATGCTGTGCACAGCTGCGCAGCGTTCTTTCCTGCCAGATCATCCATCGGCGTCATCGCCGTGTTTCCGGATACTGCTGCATCATAGCTTCGCAGCGTGTACGTCTTGCTGTTCCACGCCTGCGCCGCTGCCTTTGCGAATCTTTCAAGGATCTTGTATTTGCTTGTCTCTCCTGCTGCTGCTGCGCGCGGATAGAATTCCCAGAACACGCGCGTGGTGTTCGTTCCGTCCAGGACGCTTTTGCACGCCGCGTCAAGGACAGCCGCATCGGATGACCCGCCGTTCAGCGCGATCGATTCCAGTGCGGCAGCGATCCGTTCGTGCTGTGTCCACGAAGGGAAAATCAGATCCATGTCTGCCATTTTCTTGTTCCTCCTTTATGCTGTGATCTTTGTCAGTGACATGTGCGGGACGCCCCGCTGCGCGTAGATCGCATACGCATATTTCACATCGTTGTCGCTGTCGTAGATGTACGACGCTTCATTGATCTGGCTTGCGATCTCCACGGCTTCATTCGCCTTATTCAGGACGATCGTCGCGTTCTCCTGCCGCGCGTTCTCTGCTGTGACGCGTCCGTTCTCTGCGGTCACGCGGGCGTTCTCTGCTTCGACGCGGGCGTTCTCTGCTTCGACGCGGGCGTTCTCTGCGGTCACGCGGGCGTTCTCCGCATTTGCGCGGCCTGTCTCTGCGCTGACGCGCCTGTTCTCTGCCGTCTTTCTGGCGTTCTCTGCGGTCACGCGGGCGGCTTCCGCTTCCGCGTATGCCTTCATGGTCGCGTCGAACAGTGACATTTCATCGCCGGATATGATGGCGTCTTCGTCCTTGACGCACGGTTCGATCTCGATTTCGAATGTGCAGGACGTGATGACTTCGGTCATGTCCCCGGACTTCACTTCGATTTCTGCCAGTGCCGTCCCCGCTGCCGCCAGTGTCTGCGACGTCAGTTCCATCGTGACGACAGACCCGGAAAACGTGCACGGCGAATATGCCCGCTTCAGATCCGGCTTCTTGATGTAGGCCGTGACGTTCGATCCGGGCGGGATCTCATAGTCTGCGCCCTGATTCAGCAGCTGAATTTCGACGTACCGTGTCGCCCTGTCGTGCTGCTTCGCCGATACCTGATACTGCTTCGTAGATCCTGACATCTCGATCTTCAGTCTTTTGATGACCCTGTTCAGGCTCATGTCTGCATCCTCCTTTCTACAGTCCTAATTTTTCTATGATCTGCGCGATCGTGACTGTCTCCCCGTTCGGCTTCTCAAATTCGCACGTCCCCCGGAAGATCGCATTGAATGCGAAGTCCGCATAGTTTTCGCGCGTCGCTTTCGACCCGAAGGCCACGCCGCGCCCTCCGTGCAGGAAGTGCATCAGATAGACCGCCGTCGACACGAAGTCGATCACTGTCACAGTGTTGAACTGGTCTTTCAGGACATACTTCACATCGTAGGAAAATTCCGTGTCCAGATCTCCGCCGCAGACCGCCGTCTGCCCTTCGCCCGGACTGATCGTCTTCGGCGTTCCGTATGTCCAGTTGCTTGTCAGCTTGTAGGCCACTGTCAGCGTCAGACTGTTCTTCCCGTTGCACGTGCTGTATGTCGTGTCGGTCATCGCCAGAAAATAGACGCCTTCGTTCTCGATGGATCCGTCAGATCCGCAGCGCATCGAATCGACCGACAGCGTCGGCGGATCATATTCGACGACCGTGATCCGGGCGGACTTCTCTGCTGTCCTTCCTCTCTGATCCTTGACCGTGACTGTGATCGTCTTCACTCCGTATGTATCGAAGATCTTCGACGTCGGAAGTGACGTCGGCGTGCCCGTGTATGTCTTGTCGTCCACTTCCATCGTGACAGATACGATCGCGGATCCGTATGACGGCGTCACGCTCACGGCGGACAGGCCGACGTTCGACTGTTCTTCCACGAACATGTTCCACGATGCCGGGACGCGCCCGGCCTTGTCTGCGACCGTGACCGAATTGATCACCGGCACGCAGTCATCCGGAACTGTCACTTTGATCTGTTTCGTGATAGTCTGATATACCTGTGTCCCGAAGATGCTTTCGATCTTCAGATCCATCCACCCGTATGTTGACGACGGAAGTTCTTCGTTCCACAGCTTCGGGATCTTGTAGCTGTTCGTGATCCGCGTCGCCTTCGCGGCCAGTTTCTTCGTGTTGCTGTATGTCTTATTCTTTAGCGTCCACGTGAACCTGTATGTCGCATCCGTCGTCAGTTTAATCGATATGGAATCGTCGCCGCTTTCTACGTTCAGCGGGACTGATTCGTTTCCTGTGATCTCGATGTCTGACGCACCCGGATCCCATTCGTAATATGTCAGGCGTCCCAGATCATAGAATGACCGGACACATTCAGACGGTTCCGAAACAGGATTCGTTCCGTACTTTATCGTGAAGAATGGTTTGTTAATTACCAGCTTTGTCCCGATGTTCAGTGTGGCCGCTGCGACATATTCGTTCCCGGCGATGCTCTTTTTCTTCGTCTTTATCGTCCATCTGTACTGTTTCCCGTCGATGATCGTCACCTTCGGGAAATCTTCGACCAGGCAGCCTAAAATCCACTCGTTATCACTGACTGATATGCTGACCGACGTGATCGTCGTGACGTCGCCTGATACGCTCCCGTATGCCGTCGCAGGCTTCTGAAGTGCCGTATTCGCCGTGATCGGTATGCCGAATGTTTTATTTGCCATCTGCTGCCACCTCCATCCGGAAGACGCCGCTGTCATCGATCAGCTGCTGATATACAGCCGGTCGTGCCGCTGCCTTCCTGATCTTCGTTTGCAGGCGCAGCGTGTTCGCCGTCGCCGGTTCTTCTTCCTGCGCTTCCCTCCATTTGACGCCCATCCCGTACTGTGTCGATATGAAGTCGAAGTATCCGCCATCCTCTGCCGCTCCGACAGACCATCGCCTGACAGCTTCGACGTTCAGGATGTGCAGCTTGTCGTACTGGATGTATGCGACCGGTGATCCGTCCTGCCTGAATTCAAGACGCGTGTTCGACAACATTGTGGAAAACGGCATCACGCCGCCGTCCTGCTTCTTGCCGATTTCAAGGCCGTCGTCTGTGTAATGGAAGTATGTTTCGTTCTCCTGTTTGAACGATTCCAGATCTTCGCCCTGCGCTGTGACCGTCTCTTCCATCGACCGGATCGAAATGTTCAAGTCGATGGATGTCTGTTCGATCATGGTCTGATATTCGTTCGTCATCTGCTCCACGGTCTTGTTGTTGGCATCGTCTGTGTATAGCTTCGCGGCTTCCTCTGCCGCCGATGCCATATCCCGCGATTCTGTCCGGATCGCCTGGACGGATGTCGCGATCTTTTCTTCCGAAGATGTGATCGCCGCCTGGACTTCTTCGGTCGTCCAGTACCCGCCCCGCAGGATCCGCTTCGTCCTCGATTCAGACACGGACACGGCATCCGACAGTGTCTTTTCCTGTGTCTCCGTCTGGATCTGTTCGAA